TAGAGCAAACCATTGAAGATTTGAGAACGAGTATAAAATGGAATGCTATAAGAGATATTATACGATGAGTGCTAATATTGATTTATGCTATTGTAGTAAGTTAGACTAATCAGACTTTTATATTATTTACCATTAGAAATGAAAAAAGAAAAATCTGAATTAGAACTCCTAAAAAAAGAAAATGAGAGGTTAAGATACGAACTAGATTTGAAAAATGCTAAAGAGGAGAATAGAAGACTTAAACTAATGAAGAAATGATATACTATATTCTTCTCAACAGAAGACTGATACTATACAGATAAGTGATTTATATTTAATGACTAGACAAATGAAATTCTATCATTGAACGACTAAAGAAAACCGAGAAAAAATAAAATCTGAATGAAAATTACGATGAGTTAGAGATGCACCGAGTAGATGTACATATCTAGCAGTAGATAAGAATGAAGCTAAGCAGTATGGAGATATTGTTTTAGAGGTAGAGTATAATCCCCGAGAGAATGGGAGATACAATAACTACCAAAATTGATGTTGGCAAGTAAGAGTGTATGAGCCAATACCTATAGAAAATATTAAAGAGATTTAATCAGACTTTTATATTATTTACCTATGGAGAGAATGACAAAATGAGAATGAATGACACCATAAGAATATATTGCTAAATTAGAAAAAGATAATAAAGAATTGAATGAGAAATATAATTGATTATGGAAAATACATACAGCAGATGTAAAAGAAATGGTAGAAGAAAATGATAAATTGAAAATACATATAGAGGCAAAAGATAAGGCATATATGGATTTATTGGCTGATTATAATTACTTAAAAGCTAGGATAAAGAAGATGGAGAGAGCGTATCTAAAATTTCACGATGACCTAAAAAAGCTAGACGACAAATTGGATAACGATATTATGAATAGGTAGTTTTATTTATTATTATATATTATGGCAAAAACAATAGACATATCAAAGTATAAATCTCTTTGGAAGGCCAAAAAAGCTTTAGAGCTTGTAAAACCAGAAGACCGGCAAGAAATACTTAGATACTATTGACCTAAAACTTGAAAACCAATATGAAAGATAACACGAAAGACTTTAGCCGATAGAGTGTTTAGCGAATATTGCAGGTTATACTATGCTGATGAGGAATGATATGTAAGATGTATAACAAGTGGAGTAAAAATGTATTGGACTAAGGCACAATGCTGACACTTTATATCACGTTGAGTTATGAAATATAGATATGATATATTGAATTGTTATCCACAAAGTTATGCAGAAAATGTTATGTTGAGCTGAAATTATAAAGTATATACACTTAGAATGATAGATATGCTATGAAAAGAAAAGGTAGAAGAAATGATAAATGATAAGGAAACAGTAGAGTATAAACAATGATGGTATGAAGAAAATATCCAAGAACGATACAAATTTATCACAGAAAAAAAAGCACTGATAGAAAAAAAGTCTGATAAAGATATACATTGAATTAAGAATATGGAGTTCTAAACTGATAAATGATACCAAAAATTTTCTTAGATTTTTCTCTTGAATTTGTATAAAAAATCAGTATATTGTATGTGTTGTTATGATATAACAACAAATAAAAATTTATATCTTAATTTATTAAAAATGACTTATGAAAAAATCGACATTGACTGCTTCAATGATGAGCAAGCAGTTGAAACTACAATGGACTTATTAGACTGTCCAACAAACTATGACCCTTCTGATGATTTATATGAGGAATACAGAGAAAGAAAATTCCTCGAACAAGAACAAGCAGAAGATGCTTATAGAGAAAAGATGGAATTAGAATTTAATCAAAATTAAAAAAATTTATATCTTAACCTATTGCAAAAAATGAAATATACATCTATTATTAAAGGTAATGAGGTAGAATTAAATTATGAACCAACTTATGACCCACAAGACTTTGTAAGAAATAATGATATACAAGACCTATTTATTATAGAGAATTGAGATTGGAAAATTAATATGGAACTTGTAGTAAGACTTATGCAAGAATGCTATAAACAAATGTTAGAAAAAAATTATTTATAATCTAATTTAATTAAAAAATGAAAGGAACTATTAAAGCTGGACTATCCAGAACTTATGCTTTAAGGCAATATGAAAACATCAAACCTATGGTAGAGATAGAAGTAGAGTTTGATACAGAAGATAAGACATTCAATATGATAGCAACACTTGATAGAATGAAGCAACAGTGTGAAGATTATATTAGACAATTTGACCCAAATAAATCAGAAAATGATGAATTGCCCTTTTAATTTATAATTATTATAAAAAATGACACGATGAGAAAATGTTGGCTCAAACAAAAACTTTTTAAGAGCAAAATTAGAAAACTTTGGAAGATGAAACGATACTCCACGTTTCGTTATCACTAAATGGAATTGAATGGAGGCTGAGAAAGTATGAGAATGAGCATTTATAGAATGAACATTACAAAAGATTACAGCAAAAGAAACTCAGTATTGAACTTATGTTATGTTTGATATAGAAGATGCTGAAAATAATGCTATTCAATGGGGTATGAAGCTCTGACAAACAATGAGAAATTTATTATTCAAACTCTATGTCCCAGCAAGTAAAGATATTAAAATCAATAACATTATGCTGAAGACTTGAGTATTTAATGATAAGAAATTCGTATCTATTCTTGTAGATGGAGAAAAGTATGAGAACCCATTTAGTAAATGGAATGAGGCAATGGCAAGATTTGATGTATCTCCAGAAATCACAGAAAAAATCAGAATAGTAAAAGACCCAGAAACTTGAGAGGTAGTTAAAAAGGACGAAACTAAACTTGATGAATGGATACAGCATTTAATTATCCCTACTATTAATTCTTGTTTAAGAAAAGATGGAGAAGCTTTCTGGAGTGTTGGAACTGAAACTAAAGTTGATGGAACGCCGATAGAAGATAGAGATTTAACTCAAGAACTTAAAGATAAGAATAATACAGAAGACTACTCAGATTTACCTTTCTAAGTTAAAGGCTAATGAGCTTAACTGATGAGGCTCAAAAGATTATCAACGCACCAGCTCAAACAGAAGAAGACATTATAGAATTATCAAAGATAGTTTATATGATGTCTTCTCTGTATAGAGATAAGATGAACTTAGCAAATGAGCAAGAGCAAATGTATAATCTTACAAGAAGCCAAGAAACTCAAAAAGCTATGGAGAGCTGAAAGAAAATTACAGAAGCTGCTGAAATTGGGAAGCTCAAAGCTGAAGAAAAATATTGAGATTATAGAACAATGGAAGCTGACTGTAAATGAATGCTACAAGTTATGAACTCTATCAGAGAGTTTAAGATAGCTTGGTTTGTGTCTAATAAATGAACAACAGATTTTATTTCAAATAATCGTAATATGAAAGATGACACCTAAGGAACTAAACAAGGAGTTGGATAATGTATTTAAGAATTTCTCCAAAAGTTGCTTAGCTGAATACTTAGACTTAACGTTTGACGCAATAGGCAAATGGAAGTACAGAGAAGCAATACCGTACAATAAGGTAAAGAGAATTGTAGAGTTCTTAGAAATGCAAAATGATGATTGTATAACTCTATGCCAACACCTTATGGAATACTATAAGAGTATTCAAAACAACAGAGAAGAAAAACTTTTAATTCGCAAACAAAACAAATGAAAGAAGAATTTATCGAGTGCGAAAGATGTGGAAAGAAAATCATAAAAAGAAACCCACAGCATAAGTATTGTACTAAATGTAGCTCTCAGATAAATAGAGAGAATGTTAAAAAACGTTACAAACAAAACCATAAATAAAACCTTTTATTCTTTATAAATTAATATGACTAAAAACATTATCAAACTTTGAGCAATTATCTTATGAATTATTGCTTTAACTGTTGCAGTAGTAGTTGTTGCTACTCCTAAAGAAGAACAAGTTAGAACATTATGAACTTTAGTAGATGAAATGGATGCTTTAAGAGATTTGAAAGAAGAATGTGCTAATAATCTAAATATTGTAGATAGTGCTAAATTCTTGAAAGGTTATACTTGATATTGTGATAGCTGGGATAATGAAATTATAGAACTTAGAAATCAGATTAACGAATTGAGTAAGAAAGATTATGAGGGTTTAATGTAGAGCAGTCAAGCTCAGAAAAAAAACCAGTTGCTGAGGAATTATATATAGAACCAAACCCAACTGAAGAAGAACTTGCTGAAGAAATTAGAGTAACAGAAATGGTATATGAAGTTATGGAAGAAGCTGAAGAAAAGGCTGAGCAAACAATTATTCACAAATGATTTGCAGAAGATGATGAGAAACAAAAATATGTCCAGTATGCTTATGATTTGTGAGGAATTGACTTTGTTAAGTTGATAGAATGTGAGAACTGAAATTGGTCGCTTAGTGCAGTTTGAGATGGATGAAAAGCTTTTGGTCTATGCCAAATGAATGTAAACTATCATAAATTGCCAGAAGAATATAAAACTAATTGGAAAGTTCAAGTAGAGTATTGCTATGAGAAATATAAGAGCTGAACCAAATTTTATTGACCTAGTCGTATAGTTAAATGACAAAAATGCTCAAGCTATGTATCAAACAGATTTATAATTAAATAAAAACAATGGAATTTCAAAAAACTTTAGAAAGCTGAAAAAAGATAGAAAAGGCTTTTGTAAAAAAGATGTTAGATATGTATGATATAGAGAAAGTAGAATTTGCACCAGATATACAATTCAAAGACCGAGATGTTAAACTTACTATCAACTGAATAGAGAGAACATACGAGGTTAAAAGAGATTACAAAAGCCAAGAAACTTGAAACATAGCATTAGAGATTAAATGTAATTGAAAGCCTAGTGGTATCTTTGCAAGTAAAGCTGACTTCATAATCTACTGTCTAAATGAGAATGAATTTTATCGGCAAAACAGATGAGAACTACTGTATAGAATAGCAGATATAAATAAGTATAAGACTATGTGATGAGATGGAGAAAGAGCTGAAATGTATATAATCTCAAAAGAACTTTTACCTTTATTATTTAACAAACTATAATGCAAAGGGAGGATAAGATTTTAGAGATAATGGCTTGGCTATGTATCATTGCTATTATATTATTTTGTATCCGATTTAATTATAAAATGTATCACTGATGAGAAAATATAGAAAATATAGAGAATGTGTCTGTTGTTGAGAACCAACTAGATGATTACGATGTAAAAAATGTCTTGAAAAAGTAGATGAAGAAATTATTAAAAAAGAGATAAGCAGACCTATGGAGTTCTATTTCAGAAACTACTATAAGAAGCAGAAATCGGATAAATAATTTTACATACTTTACTGAAAGAGAATGAGATTAACAAAAATTAACTGAGATTTTGCTACTGCTATACTTCATTGTAAAGCAATAGAAGATGAGGCAATAGAGCAAATAAAAAACATTTGTAATCATCCAGCTATGGAATGATGTAATATAGCAATAATGCCAGATGCCCACGCTTGAGCTTGATGTGTTATATGATTTACTTCTACTATTAATGATAAGATTATACCTAATTTGGTATGAGTAGATATAGGTTGTTGAATGGCTTATACTAAATTCAAAGCTGATGAAATAGATTTTGAGGCTTTAGATAAATACATTAGAGAGAATATACCAAGCTGATTTAATATAAATGAAAAATTCCAATTATGAAATACTGAATGCTTACACTTAGATAGGTTAAAATGTGAAGAACATATAGATAAAGAAAGAGCTGAATTATCAGTATGAACTCTATGATGATGAAACCACTTTATAGAAATAGATAAAGACGATAAATGATATTATTATTTAGTTATCCACTCTTGAAGTAGATACTTATGAAAACAAGTATGCGAGTATTATCAAAACCTTGCATACGAGAAACGCAAAACTGAGGTTAAAGTTGAATGAAAAACACGAACAGAAATGATAGACTTTCTTAAATCTGAATGAAGACAAAGAGAAATACAATCTTATAAAGAAATATACCACCAAGCACAAGATAATTCAATAGATAAAGATACAGCATATTTACGATGAGAGGACAAAGATAATTATATTAATGATGCTTTGATTTGTAAAGATTATGCTTATACAAATAGAAAGTGTATGATATTAAAAATATTAGATTTCTTATGAATTGAGCCAGAGTATATAAGAGAAACTGTACACAACTATATAGATAAAGATTGAATAATTAGAAAGTGAGCTATCAAGAATGAATGAGAAAGTCTTATACCTATCAATATGAGAGATTGAGCATTTATAGTTGAGAGTAAATGAGATAACTGAAAAGAGCGAAATAACTCATTGCCACACTGAGCTGGTAGGTTAATGTCAAGATGAAAAGCTAGAGCTACAATATCAGTTGAAGAATTTAAGAAATCTATGGAATGAATATACTCTAGTTGCGTATCTGAAGCTACATTAGATGAAAGTCCAATGGCTTATAAGAGTATAGATAACATACAAGACGTTATATGAGATGTATGTGTAATCAAAGAACATATTAAACCAGTTTATAACTTTAAAGCAAGTTAATAACGTTGGGTGGATGCAAACAAAGCTAGTGCGTAATAGCTGAGTTTGAAGATTGGTATGAAACGTATGTCGTACCACAGAGCAGAAATCAGCAGCCCTAGTCGGCTCATATATGCACTTGGTGTAATTGGTAGCACGACAGCCTCCAAAGCTGTTAGACCAAGTTCAAATCTTGGAGTGTATGAATAATCATACTTTTATATTATTTGCCACAGACTAATGAAAAAAGAAAAATCTGAATGAAATTATAGAATAGTTAAAAGATGAAATCGTTATATGCCACAAAGGAAACGATTATTTTGATGGAAAGATATGCAATATATACCTTGTGATTACGAATACGCAAAAGCCATAATTCTGAAAGAAAAATGAGAGGAAGAAGTTGTAGAATATATGTAATCAGATTTATTTTATTTACTTTACGGATGGAAGAAATAGATAAATTGATTAAAGAGTTAAATGAGCTTTCAGAATTTGAAGAACAAAACAAAGAAAGAATGAAAGAGATAGCTCATATTTTAGTTTCTTATTATATGTGATGAAAAACTGTTTGAGATGCTGAAAAGAAATCAGCTGAAGATGACCAAAGAAATACTGTCTAGCTTGTAGTAAGATAGTATATAAAGAACAACAAGACAAGCGAAGAAAAGAGCATAATAAATAATTTTATATTTTAATTACATAACAATGGCAGTTACTAAACGAGATAGTAAAGCAGAGCTTTTAGAAGAAGTACATAAAGCCTATAAAAAAGCGGAGGCTTATGAAAAGGCTTATTGGAAAATAGACATACTTAACGATAATTTATATATACGAGCATACTGATTATGAATTGCTTTGTTTATATCTTTAATATTTAATTTTATACAGTTTTTTAATTCTTGACCTATTTGCTAAAATGTTCTGGACAATATTTCGAGCAGTCTTGATAGCAATAATCATTTGAAAAATATTATAGAATGATTATAATGTCAAGCGTCACAATCAAACGAAAAAAAGAGAGATGCTTATTCTCTCTTTTTAAGTTGGAAAGAATTTTTTATTTTCTCCTTCCTCCTTTCTTTCATCCACAAGGCATATTATATATCATTATAAAATAAATGACAAGTTTTGCACTAATTTGAACAAATCTTTTTTGAGATTTGTCAAATTTTACAGTATTTTAAGACACGTTTGTTATTTCAGATTGATAATTATTCAGCTCAGAAATTCCACGTGTCTTATTTTCATTTTGGCTCAATAACTAACTACTATTTCTATCTTTTTACATATATTTCTTTAATTGTGCGTCGCAATCTTTTACCTTTTGTCTGTTCTTTTCATTTACATAATGTAATATTGATTTATAGTTGGTATCGTTAGTCTGATGTCGCATCTCTGAATTTAATTCTATCGTCTTTAATAAGTTTGTTCTAAACTCATTCAGTCTTTTAACTTCCTCTAAAGCATCTTCTGCTACTTTAGTATATATATATCATCTTGTTCAGAATACACTTATCTCTCTTAACTGATGCTCTAATTCATATATATTACAGTCTTTCTTTCAGTCGTTGCATTTTCTTCCTTTGTAGCTGTCTTTTACACTCCTTTTATCGTTTACCTTTCTTACATTTAATGCGTGTCAGTATGTAGATGCTCAGAACTCAGTTCCGTTTAATACAGCATCTCTAAGATAGTCCATTTGGTATTTTCAGTTTCAGTATATATTAGTCATAATAGTATATCACTTATCTATTACTTTCTTTACCAATTCATCATTAGTATCATCTACTATATAATATGCTACCTTTCATAGATTAGCCTTATGTTCATTCCATCGGTCAGCTACTAATTTTACTGCAGACTGTACCCACCATCAGCTATTCTTTATTCTTCCCCACGTATAGCTAAGTTCATCTATCTCTTTAATCTCTGCTAGAGTAAATTCATAATTAAATAAATCTGATATAGCACCAATAGCAGAGAAAATAGTACAACTCTTTTTACTCCATTCTTGCTTGCTCTGATTGTATTCAAAAATTATATCGTCTTGCTGATATAATGTAGGTAGGTTATCCTCAAATCAATCACATAACATATAGTCTGTGTTTTGCTCTCAGATACCTAAACATCAATTTTCTAGTTCTTCCATTGTATTATGAATTAGAAATTAAAGCTAAGCAATTTGAGTTTCTTTTCAAGAAATCAAATTTACTATTCAATCATCATTAAGAATTTTATCAACATTTCAGTCAGTTCTTAAAACAAGCATAGGAACTGCTTGTACATCAAATTGTTTAATACTTTCGTCATCAAATCTAACTGCTTGAAATTCATATCAGTTAGCATCACACCACTTCTGAACGTGTGGTTTCATCATATAACATTTAGAGCAACTATCTCACTCAATGTAAATAGCTTCTTTCATTATTTCATTTTATTAACTAAAGAATTTGTTTCTTCTAAGTGACATAATACTTCAAATAAACATTTTCTACAACTTTCTCTTTGTAGGTTATGCCTACATATTCTTAAGTGTTTGTATTCGTATCAGTCTTTTGTTTCTTCTTTTTCTTTCATTTTAGTAGTTCTGGAATATAAAACATACTATCATCCGCTTCATACAGTATTGTATAAAGTTCTCTCCTTACTCACTCACTTAACACAGATTTAACCGTTTCATACACTTGTTTTAACTGTTCTCTTGGGTTCTGCTTATTCCCAAAGTAATTGTTTAACGCTATATGTTCTCTTTCACTCATTATTATCTTATTTTGGTCTATATTGACATTATAAAGGTGTTTATTGCATTGTCACATAATGTGGTGCAAATTTGTAGAGTATTTGTCTATTACTCTATTTAGCTTTCGCTGTCTTCAATTTATCTCAACTATCCTATTTGGTCTTTCTCTTTTTCTCATTTAAGCTATTCTTGTATGCTAAAATGATTTTCCTCATTTTCCTATTAGTCCATAACTTACTTATCTTGTAAATTAGATATTCTAAATAACCTATCATACTTTGCCCTTATGTAAAATTCTAGCCGTAACTAGAGCTTGAGCTGCCGCATCCTCAAACCAATACCTTTTAGCATTTTTAAGTCAAGGTTTCCATTCAGCTCAAGTCCGATATTCAGTTCTTCAATTAGTTCTTCGGTCTTTCTCATTCTCATCAAATCTAAGAATAACATAATCTCCTCAACATTTGTGTATAGTTTCTTTCATTTTTGTTGGGATAGATATAAAGTACCTAAACGATAGGAGTAATTTTAGATAAATCAAGAGCAACTTTTAATTTGCGCTTGACTTATCTAATTCATCCCTAATTCGTTGTAAATCTTTCTGTATCTCTGCCAGCTTGATTTCTATCTTAGTTATATCTATTTCATCGGCTTTCTTTTCTAAAGTCTTTATTCTCCCGTTCAGATTACTCCAAGTGGCTCATAATCAGAAAACGAATACCACAAAGCTAACTAGAGTTCAAGGGTCTGTAATGTAATTATAGAGGCTGTCCATCTTTTTCTTCTTCATCAGATAAATCTTTAATTACGCTATCAACACTATCATATTTCATAGTCTTTTGACCGAAATAGAAAGATGTTAAGGCTATCATAACATTGTTAAATAGAGATGTTTCTACTCATTGTAGAGTTAGATACACAGTTTGGAAACCAAGAATTAGTACCATTACTAATAATACTAATTTGGTTACGCTTAGTTTTGTCCGAAATGATTTCATTAGTTAAAGGAAAGGATAAAAGGCTGATATTATATATAAGCTAAGCGCGCCCCGAGGCTCACACCCGCAACCGTAGCAGAATAAGTCACATTCAAAACGAAAACACCAGCATACGAAGCACTACTCCAATAACCACCAGCATTAGCCACACGAGAAGCATTCACACTACCGCGGTCACAGTAGTAAGTTGTATTATCACTTCAAGAGCAAGCTGATGGGAAGAACATACCTTTATCATTTCAAACTATTGATGTGATATTTCAACTTATTGAAGTAGCACTTCATAAGCTTTCCCATCAATAACTTGTATTTCATAATTCTTTTAGTTTTGAAGGGTTGTTCGTCATATTTACATAATTTCAATATATTCAATCCACCCATTCACTGATATTTCACCACCAGTCTTCAAGTCAGAACAATCTAACTCTTCAAGTAGATGAAGTTTTAGTAGCTCAAGTTGCTAAGTTTCAGCTTATTCAAGTTACTGTAGTTCATAATACTTGCGCAGCACTTCATCCAGTGTAACCTTGCCCAACCACAGACTGACTATTAGGATTACCATATTTCATCATATATAACGCATTTACATAGTTTCTTATAGGTAACGTAATTAGTGAGTAATGTGATGAACTTCAATATCAAGTTATAACATCCGTATTTCTAAAGTCTGTAATAGAACGATTTACTGTCGGATTGGCATAAGTTGCCCAGCTTCTTAATTTACTAGAATTAGATGTTCATTTAAAGGCTCATACATAGAATTGGTTTACGGCGGTTCCATCTCTGTTAAATGCATAATATGTATACCCAGATTTATTAGGGTCTGTTGTGATGCTTAATGTAACTTGGCTTCCACTCTTAGACATTTTAATTCATCTTCTAGGGAATTTTATCATCACATTATTAGCCCCAGTAAGAGTTCATAATTGAGATAGGTTTAATACTCAAGCAGAACTTTGAGTAACTTCAGCTACTTCAGTTCAGCTATCATCTAATAACACTGCACTATATCAGAAGAAATCATCAAAAGCACCATCTCCTGCAGTTAGTCAAGCAGCATCATCTGAGTATGTCCATCAGCTAGACATATTGCTTTTCTCTGTTCGTGAGATAGTAAAAGTCTTTGGTACAAAAGTAGGTCGTACTTTAGTATCTCATAGATAAACTGCTTTGAGCTCATTATTTCATAGGTATATTTTTTTAGGCTCTTTTTGTACTAAGGTCATAACTGTATATTATATTATATAAATCTGTTTTATACTGTAGCCTCCCAAACATTCTGACTATTATATCAAATAGAGTATCAGTCCCCTCGCACTATAAGTCAACTTTGAGCCCCATTATTAGATAAGAAGTAGTATCAAGAAAACGATACATAATATAATTGTCATTCAGCACTAAATTTATTATAATATTCTGTAGCATGAGAGTTTAATTCTGCTGTTGCTTCACTTGAGGTCATTGCTGTTAATTCACTAAGACTTTTTAATTGAATGTTGTATATTGCTGTCCAAGTATCATCAGGTTGTACTGCATTAGTTTTAAATGGTCTAACTGAAAATCAAGTTCACATCGCAGTATTTCAAGTATTCAAATTCGCTATTCTAAAGAAATATCAATTACTTCATGTAGTTTCCTTAGTCCATAAATATCATCAAGTTCAAGCATAAGTTATAGTTGTATTAGCTGCTTGTTTTTGTCATGCTAGAGGTAGCATTAAATCTGATTGGAAGTCTGCACTTGTTGTTTTTCAAGTAATAGTCTGATATAATGATAATAGTCCTGTTAAATCTGTTCTTGTTGGTATATAAAATCATGAAGGACATATAGTATAAGTTCAGTTAGCCCAATTATCTGTATAAGTATAAGAGCTTGTTACAGTTCATCTACAGTCTGATACTCATCACCAACAATAATAGTTTCAATAACTTTCACTTGTAGTTCATGCTGTTGTAGCTCATAAGTTCTTATCAGCAATAGTCAACCAATTACTACCATCAGAACTCAGACTTATTAGTCCCTCTGTTTCATTTCGGTATATTCAAGCTGTTGTTATATAACTAGGCTCTCTCCACATATAAATAGCCATTCAGATTTCTTCTAAAATGTAAAATATAGTACAGAACTATCTTTCTGACTTAAATCTCAATATTCAGCCTCTGTACCTCATCGTATTCCTGTTATCCTTGTTGTAGTTCAGCTTGTTACATTCTCTATTCCTCCACTTACAGTTCCCCAACTCGCTGTAGTTCAGTCTGTAGTTAAGTATTTTCAGCTCTGTCCTGTCTGGTTTGGTAATCAGTCTATATCTAAATTACCACTTCATAAGATAGAATTGCCGTTAATTGTCTTAATGTTTGTACCACTTACTAATGTATCTTGCTTTCAAGCTATTGTAGTATCCATAGTAGAGATTTTATCATACACAGCATTTTTAGTAGGTGCGTGAGTTGTATCAGAATTCCAACTACTTCCATAAGCTGTATCGTTTATGATACTTGAAGTTACATATCAACTAGGGTTTGTAGAATTATATGGAGTATATCATAATGCAGTTGTTACATCTCAGCTTGTTATCCCAGTAATAAATCAAGCACCATTAGTTAAATCTGATGTATCAGTAGGTATTGTTGGCTTATTGCTTAAATCACTATAACTTCAAGTAGTTGCTACTGTAGCAAGAGCAGAGCTTAATGTATAATTAGTTAAATTGTTTACTGATTTAGTTATATATCCACTATCATTAGTAATATCTGATGTCTTTGTAGGAACTGAGATATTTGCAGTTACATCTGTATTTGCGTTAGCAGTAAATGTCTTAACTGTTGTTCAGTTCTTCTGGATAGTAAGTGTTGCATTATTTACAGTAGGTATTGTTGGTTTATTGCTTAAATCATTATAGCTTCAACTTGTAGCGACTGTAGCTAATGTAGGAGTTCAAGATAAATCTGAATACGCTCAAGTAGTAGCTACTGTAGCTAATGATGGTTTATTCTTAATATAGTCTTTCTTTGTATTATCGCTCTGTGTCCAATCAGATTGTATTTGTGCTGCTGGTATTGTAGGCTTATTACTCAAATCGTTATAACTACCAGATGTTGCAACTGTAGCAAGCGTAGGAGTTCAACTTAAATCTGAATAAGCACCACTTGTAGCTACTGCTGCTAAATTAGGCGTATTTATAAAATTATTGTAATCAAAAGCGTTTGCTTCTACATTGTCTGGGTCATATACACTAGCAAGCATATCTCATCATCAAGCAGCCGTAATAGCATCAGCTACAGCTTTAGCAGTAGGATAATGAGTATTATCTGCTCAAGTTAATGTAGTAACCATATTAGATACATCTTGTTTAGCACCTAATGCAGTTGCTAAGTTTGCATTATCTGTTGGCTGTCAAGCAAGATTAGCAAAGCTTACTTGTACTTCATTATTATCTTGAAATAGCCAATTAACTCCATCATAAATATATACATCTCATTGTTGTACATCATTAGTTTCTACTGTTGTAGATGCAGCTCAAGTATAAGAACTTCCACTAGGTTTATAGTTAGTAGTTCATACTGTTTCTACCATAAACCAATCTCAAGTTGTATATGTATAAGGCGTTGCTAAAGGAAAGCTAATAGGCTGTCCAGTTGTGCTATCCCAAAGAGATAGAAATTTACCTAATCAAGATATATTATCTAAAGCATCTTTTAGCGCCTTACCTTGTGCAGCAGATAGAGCATCTGTTGTAGATGTAGATGTTAGGTTGTTTATTACTCAAGGTATTGTAGGTTTGTTGCTTAAATCATTGTAGCTACCAGAAGTGGCAACTGTTGCTAAACTAGCACTCTTAACATAATCTCCACCATCTGATAAATCTGTAACCTTTGTAGGTACTGTAATGTTAGCAGTAACTCAGCTTGTAGCATTTGCTCAGAATGTTGCAACTGTTGTACCATTCTTTTGCACAGTTAAGTTAGCTGTTCAAATAGTAGGTTTGTTTGATAAATCGTTATAACTTCCACTTGTCGCTACTGCAGCTAATGATGCAACTGTAGCATAATCAGAGCTATCAGATAACTCTGCTACTGTTGTAGGCACTGGAATATTGATTGTCTTTCAGCTTGTAGCATTTGTAGTAAAGCTATCTATATCTGTGCTGTTCTTTTGTATCTTAATTGTAGCATCTCAAATTGTAGGCTTATTTGATAAGTCGTTATAACTACCAGAAGTAGCCACAGATGCTAAATCTGAACTTAATGTATAGTTAGTTAAGTTATTAACATCCTTATCTATAAACCCACTATCATTAGTTAAGTCTGATATTTTAGTAGGGATACTAGGTTTATCACTTAAATCATTATAACTACCGCTTGTAGCCACACTTGCAAGAGAAGTTGAAAGTGTATAGTTAGTCAGATTATTTACATCTTTATCTATAAATCAGCTATCATTTGTAATATCAGAAGTCTTAGTAGGAACGCTTATATTTGCTGTTACATTAGATGTAGCATTCGCATTAAATGTATTTACATTAGTTCAGTTTCTTTGTATAGTCAATGTAGCATTTCATATAGTTGGTTTATTCTTTATGTAATCTATTTTAGAACTATCAGCTTGCCCCCAATCAGATTGCTTTAAATCTGAGCTTACAAGATAACCAGCATCATTTACTAATTCACTTACATTATCGTTTGGTTGTAGTGCAGTAGCTCATTTAGCAGCTCAACTTCTAATAGTATCTAAGTCTGATATTACATCTTGCTTAGTATTTAAGTCTTGCTTTGTAGCAATAACTGTTGTATCTACGCTGATTTCATTAGTATCTTGGTCTATATCTATACCATTTCATTCAACTAATTTTTTCTGATAATCACTTAAATCAATGCTTCATCATAAAGGGTCCCAATCAGTACCAGTCCAAGCTACATTAGTTCAAGCTGGATAGTCTTTCCCATCTTTAGTGAAAGCATTAACTACATTATAAGTATCTCAGACTTTCATTCACGAAGTAGGCAAGTCTGCGTAGTAATCAACGCTTCCCTTGTATTTGTATAATCAAACTCATCCTCATCAGTTGCTGTTAGTTATGATTTGTACCATTGCTTAGTTTAATTAGTAATTTAAAGGCATTTCTGGTTCAGCTATTCACTGCATATCTACTGGCGCATTAACTCAAGTTTCTCTTGCTTCTCATAAACCCTCATTCAACCCTTCTTCCATTCACATATCTATTCATTCATTTAATCATTGATTAAGTCAATATTGGTTTCATTCGTTCTCTGGGATACCTAATGCAGCCATTATTTCTTCATCAGACATTCCACCTTTTCTGCTTATATTTACATCAAATTTGTCAGTAAGTTCTTGTGGCAGTCTTTCAGAAACTACACTATCTACAACCTCATTAAGTTTATTTTCTAATCTCTCTACTTGCTGTAATAGCTGTTCAATAGTTACTCTATTAGACATTCATTGGTTTATATTATCATTGCTTTCTTGTATTCTATTAGCAACGTCTTCGTCAAGAGTAGAAAGTTGATTATCAATATCTTCTTTGATTTTAACAACATATTCTGCCATTAAATCAAGCTTTCCATTGATACCAGAGAAATTCTTAGAGCTGTTTCAATCATTAGCGGCACTTGTGTCCACTACTGACTGTTTAACTTCCTCTAAAATATTTCCAAGACTATCAAGCCTCTTATAAACATCATATCAACCTTTACCTTTGATTTCTTTCTTGATTTCTGCTAAACCTTTTCTTACCTCTTTATCATCATAGATTTTTCTGCTCTTTACAGCATCTTTAATAGACTTATCTATTCTATCAAATCTACCATTAACAGAAGTAAAGTAAGGTGCAGCAGTTCTACCCCAAGAATATTTATTAGAGTAAGCATCAAGCTCATTACCTCAGAACTTATATCTATCATAGTCGCTTTCAAGAGTATCTCATCAGTCAAATACATATAGATATACTTTTTCTGGAGAGTATCTATCAAAGCTATAAATATACCATCAGTATCATAATTCTTTACATACACCATTCTCTACCATTACATTACCATTAAGGTCTATAATCGTAGCCAATGGAGTTAGTCAAGTCTTTGGCACTCATCCATCTGTAAAGTTTACTGCAATTTGTTCCATAGTTTAGGTTTATATAATGTAAATTATTTGTCTTCTTTTCAGTACATAAATTCTTTTATATTTTTCAACGCATCATCGTTATACTGTCCAAGCATTATGTGTTTAGCCGCAGATTTTTGTTCTTTTAACGCTTGTTGGAAGCTATCTCGGTTACCTAATCATCGTTGGTTAGCGAACTTATCAAAAGCTGTTTTTGCCTCATTTATGTTTTTTGCTCTCTCTAGTTTAGAAACTGTTGTTTTATAATCTTTTAATAATTTAGGAATTTGATTTGCAACTTCTAAGCTACTCATAGACTTAGGCTCAATTTTAAATGCCTCTTGCATAAATGACGCATAAATTCTCTTTAGAACATCTCAAGCTCAGAACATCAATCAATTAGCCATTCTTCACATAGTTTTTCATAATAGAGATTGCTTAGATGTCTTTCATTTTTCTTTGAATGCAGATTTTTTAATTTCATTTATTGCATTCCTAAGCGTGTACAAGTTAGACAAATTTGCGTCAGTTGCTCTAATATCTTTACCTCATTTTATTCATTCAATAACATTATTAAATCATTCCATATCAGCAGAAAATTTATCAGCAGCTTTTGTATCTACTTGCAGATTAGTCTTCTTATTATAATAATCTTGACCTCGAGAATTAGCATCCCTTCTTAACTCTAACAATTCTTTGAAAGTTAATGTTCAGTTGTCCATCTTTGTTTTATAATCTTTATATTTGGCAGCTTTTCTAGGGTCAACATCTTTATAGTAGTCTATTAGTGTTTTTAATATATTAGCAACTGGTGCAGTAGCCATATTTTGTCATCACTCAGTAGGTCTTGTATCTAATAAGTCCTTGCTTCATAATTTAATATCTTCTCAAGCAGCTACTTCTGTTTGACCTCATTTCTGAGTTTTTATCTCATCATCTATTGCTTGCGATAACTCGTCAATAGTGTTAATTTTGCTTAAATCTTTATTTTTACCAACTATATCTAATCATTTTTCTGTTGCGGCTGCAGTAGTTTCCTCTGGCTGTGCAATTCTTTGTGCTAAATTAGACTTCTGTTCTTCTAATTGAACTATTGCATTTCATTTCATTTTAGAATTAAGTTCTTTTAATGCGGCTGGCATTCAAGAAGTCTTGGCAGTTTTGAATGCAGATTTTAGGTCAGAAGCCTTTACGTTCTTCACGGCTTTTCATCATTTAATAGTTTTAGCAAATCATAGTCAACCTATAAAAGCATCCCATTCTTCTTTTTCTTTATCGTTTTGCAAATTATCTCTTATATTAGATAATCAAGGTATATAATTTATCAATCTACCAGCTCATCATATAACAGTTCATAAACCTTGATTTACTAGGTTAAGTCAAGGAGTTGCACCAGTCGCAGATAAAAGTCATTTTAATGCTGCTCATCAAGGTGTTGCTGTAACGGCAACGTCTGCCACTCACTCTACTCATTTAGTCGCAGCTCAAGTCCAAGTAGGCATATACTCTTTTTTCTTTTCTTCAGATAATGCCATAAAATCTTTATAATCTTTATCTAGCAAATCTTCTGGGACTTTATCTATATTTTGTCAATACTTTTCATATATATAATTTCCAAACATTACACTTCTCTCATCAGTTGCTCAAGTTTTTAATTTTATTAAATTCCATACATCATTTGCGCTCTCTGCTACTTTAGGCATATATCCCATAAAATTTTCTACAAATCTTCATCCCCAGCTTTTTTCTGAAGTTCCTGGCTTTACATATTCTTGCTCTGTCATTCTTGCGACAGTTTCTGGGAATATCTTAGAGATAGTTCAGCTAAGATTAGTTCAATCTCATTGGATAAACGCATCTATGTCTGCGGCATATTTACCGTTCTCTAGTTTCTTTACTTTATCTATCAGTAGCATATTATTATTTCAATACGTATCCATCATATATTTCTCATCTTTCCCTCTATTTATCATAACCTTCATTATCGCGTCAGATAATGCAGAAATATTAGCTGTTGTGTTATCTCAGCTTTTGTTTCACGTAGTTTTCTCTCAAGCTCTCAAGGCTTTTCTTAGGGTTGACCTATTGTTAAAATATTTCTGCAAATTCTCTCTTTTTTTGTCATTTGCATATTTTATTTCTTCTTCATTCACAGAAAATATGTCAGACTTTCATCCTCAAGTAGAATATGATTGGGAAGGTGCTACTCCGTATAATGAACTAACATCTGTTCATAGTCAAGTTGTTTCCATAGAAATGTGTAATAATGTAAATTAAATAGCTTCATCAGCTTCTTGCTCTGCACTAACTACATATTTAGTATAGTATGGAGATTTTCAATCAAATAATGGGATATAATTAGTATTTACTCAAGCATATCTTCACATAGTGTCAAAAGGCTTCTTAAGGTATTCTCATTCAAATGTTTGGAATTTCCTAAATTTAGTATTATAGTCTTCTCATCATTGTGGTATAAGCATCTTAGAGTTAGAGTTCCATTCACTACCAGATATTGCTGCTCAAGATGTCCATCTTAGCTTCTTTTCTATAATAGTCATTAAATCATTTACTACTCATAATACTCTAGGGTCTGTAACATTATTTTTTAATGTATTTAATATTTGGTCTTCTGTGTAGCTTGCATTATTTGAAAACTGTGCTGCTGTATAATTAGACATTACAGTCTGTCAATCTGGGCTTCTCAAGAAATAGTCCAAATCTCAACTGCTTGCTAATTTATACATCATCATATAGGCACTATCTGCGAAATCTAATGCTTCTTTTTGGTCTTTATTTAGTTTTGAACTGGCATTTTGTATTGCAGCGAATTGGTCGTCTAGTGGGCTTCCCCAATATCAATAGTCTTCTGTTTTTGTTGGGTCAACATATCAAGCTATATATTTCTCATAGTCTTTTAGAGGATATCTATCAACTGTTATCTGTCAAGATTTAGTACCATTCTGATTTCGTACATCAATATATCAATCTCACATTCAAACAACCTTTCATACGTGTCAATACTTTTGCATCTTCTCAGAAGCTCAAGGCTTATTAGACCAGTCAAAAACTACATAAGCTCATATTTGAGGTCATTCATAAGTTTCTCTATTTATCCACTTTGTTTTTTCTGATAAATTGCTTCAGAAATGAATGTTAGAACCAGAACTAGAAGCATCTAAGTTCATAAGCTCTCAACATTCTCAATTCTTATATGAACTTCAAATAGGATATTTGCTCATTAAGTTGTTTGTGGTTTCTGAGTTCGATGCTGAAGAAATAGGTGTAATCGTTTCTCATCTACTTGTAGTCACACTTACATTTCATCAATCTGTGCTTATAGTTTCTCAAGTAGTAACATTATATAATGTATTATCATTAAGCTTAGCCCATTTATCAGATGTAAGGCTTCATCCAGTAGATAATGTAGCAAATTGTGGCTTCTGTTGTAATGGTTTAACAAAGTCCTCTTGTAAAGCTTGTGCTAATCAAATTCAATTCTTCTTAGCGTAAGCTATAACATCGTTGATAACTTGTTGTTCACTTCTTTGGATAATGCTACCATATTTAGCATAATAATCATCCAATACTGACTGCAAAGCCATTTGCTTTTGAGTTTCATTTCAACTATCGGCTTGGTCTAATGTAATATTAGTAGCTCAGTATTTAGCTTGTGCTAATTCAGCTATTCACTGTGGAGAATATTGATAATACATTCACAAGTTTTTCTGAAGCTGTGCAATACTATCAGCACCAGCTTTATTCATTTCAAACCTTTCTTCTTGCATATAGTCTACATATCATTGTAATCTAGTCATCTCAACAAGATTGTTCTCTTTCTCTCTAAGCAAATCAGCATTTTTATCTTGAGCCATAGCCATAAGTGTAGCTTTAGTTGCTCAAGGGTATGCTTTTACATAATCTTCATAAGTATGTTTAACTGTATTATCTATATCTAAGTTTCTAGCAGCAAGGTCTGATAGTCCTTTGCGATACTTGTTTTCTTCTTCAGTAGCATAATGTTCTATGCGGTCTTCTACTCGATTTTCATCTTCATCAACCCAAAGTCACTGTTCCCAAGCCCATTCAATTTGCTGTGGATATACATTTGCACTCTCCCATCATTCTATTCAAGCCATTGTAGCAGCGTCATTAAGAAAACTCTCATTCTTGATAGTATCTTCTCTATTCTGTTTCGCAGCCATAACTTCTTGATATTTCTGTGGGTCTGTTGTTTTTAAGTTGTTTAGATAATCTTCTGGAATTGTACCATTTGCTAATCAAGTTCATATAGCATCTGGAGAAAGGTTATCATATTTTCAGAATTTTTGAGCTTTATTAAAGTAGTCCCAAAGAAAGTCTATCTGTTCTTGGCTTCTGTTATTTCAGTCAATAAAGAAACTATAAAAGGCTGAAGCATCATCAAACAATCGTGGCATAGTCTGCTTATAATTGTTTAGATTATCAGCTATTTGGTTCATTCTAGCTTGAGAATTGTCTTGATAGTCCCACTGAGCTTGTTTAGCAGTAGGAACTGTTGAGGTTCTTTGCTGAGTAGTTTGTGTAGGCTGAGTAGTTGTAGTTGGCTGAGTTTTGGATGTTATACCTCTTTGAGCAAGAGCATCTTTTAATCAAGCCATAGCGTTCAACTTCTTTTGCTGAGTTTCATAATCTAAACCTTGCCAAGCCTTTGCTAATCTATCATTACTTGTTTGTACTGACTGGGCTTTTTGTTGCTGTGGCATTTCTGCTACATCTCAAGTACCTACTTGAAAATTTCTACTATTGTTTTGAGCTACTTGAGAACTCATAGAGTTCAGCCTATCCATTGTTTCGTTTATACTGTTTTGAGTATTTTGAACTCTGTTGTTTAATTCGTTGACCTTATTTACTGTTGTTTGCTGTACACTAGGACTTGTAGCTTTAGCCTTTTGTCAAGTCCATCAACCAGCTCTCATAGCGTCTTCTACTGAAGAACCGCTAGCAATAGCTGCATTATATTTATTTATATCTATTCAAGCGTTTTTTAAAGCATCTTGCGATTTTGCGAATTGTTCTGCTCTTGTTGCCATTTATTATTATTTAAGGCTAAATTCCCTTAGGGATATAATTAGTTGTAAATAGTTAATTTTCAATAATTCTTTTGTTTTTTGTATTGACTTTATGCTGTTTTTGTTATTGTCATTTCTATTCGTGGCTTTTCTGAAAAGTAGCTTCATCATTTTACCATAGTCATAAATACTGCTATACAATCTCATTTATTTAGGTCAACAGTAAATGTTTCTTCAAAAGATGTAGAGCTGTTAGGTGTAGATGATGTATGTATAGTTATATCGTCTGGGTATCATCATTTAACAATTCTCCAGTCATTGTCATAATGATAAGTAGAAGAAGTACCTATATATTTTGCGTGTATTTCATAAGTTCATCTATAAGGTGCTTGCATTCAGCTATACATAATTCAATCTGGACTATCAAAGTATTCAAATTGTTTAGTTCATTCTGAAGATTGCGTAACAAAATCTCTTATCCAAGTGCTAGGGCTATCTGGATGAATTGCATACTCTGTCGCAGTTCATCTCATTGTCTGAATTACTGTTCTTTGTACTGGGTTAGGTTCATAAATAGATGTGTCTTTTATAAGTTTTGGGGCATTAACTCAAGGTATTACATTAGCCATACCAGTTGTAGTATCATTGTTAGCATTAAATACAGAACTTGTGTCTATTGTTATTTCTTCGTGTATATTATAATCTATAACGTTTGAAGCGTCTTTTTCTTCATCTCAAATAATTGGAAATCATACTTTTTCTGCATCCTTTCGTGCCTCTAATACTCACATTAGTCAAGCATTACATTATAATATAAATCTGCACTATACAAATTAGTATCTTTAGTTTTTGTAGTTCAATTATCATCATAAACACAGTTAGTTAATACAAACTTGAACTGTATCCATTGAAATCTACAATTAAGTTTAAGAGTTGTAGCAAATGGACTTCTCATATCCCAGTCTGCATATAGTCAGTCTGGTTTAGTAAGTTCGTGCCATTGCCAGTCTTCTGCTACATCATCATAAGCATCTGCCTCAGTTCTATAATAGATATGTATGTTTCAGCTTTCTGTTCATTGTGTTGGTATATGGTATCAAACTCTTAGATACATACTCTGTTTAATTTCTGACATACTCGTTCAGAAATAGCACATTGTTTGTAATTCTCAAGTAGTAGCCAAACCATCATTAACTCCTACTCTAATAGGTATATTAGCTCATCAAGAAACGTTTTTATAGTTCCTTGTAATCATTATTCATCATTTATAACTACCAATAGCTCATAATTTATATCAGTCCTCTACCTTATGCCAAAGTCAAAGCACATCAGCATAGTTTTTGTTTTTTGCTCAATAAATATATATTCAATCATTTGCGATAAAGAATAGTTTATCATCATACACACACATTCAGTTTTTAGTGGTAGTATCTACTTCTCAATCAACTTTCTTTAGCAAATAATATTGGTATCAGTTTAATAAACCTAATCATTTATTACTTAATAAGTATAAGTATCAGTTGTATATTGCTGCTTGTATGATACTATATCACTCTAAAGGTATTACCTCTGCTAACGCTGCACTAACCTTATCCCAAAGTAATACCTCACTACCATAAGGCTCATTAACAGCGACAGCTCTTATAAATCATCATAATTCCGTAATAAATCTGATATAGTATCAAGTCTGCAACACAAATCATTCCTCTAATGAATTATATATCTCTCTTGAGATATACCACATTGTGTTTGTATCTCATACACATAATACAGTATCAGAAGCATATAATGGATGCCATCAGTTATTCTGCAATGGCTCTGCACATACTCCGTAATTAACAGCAGAAGCATCTGTTGCTGAAGCCATATCAGTCCAGTTACCACCATTATCTATTTTATAATATAATTTAGTTATTGTAGATACATAAATATATCAGTTAAACATCTCTAAATCACATATATTTTCTGACATAGTACATAACAGAGTTACAGTAACTCAATCTACATCAAGTAGATATATATTTCTATCAGTACATATAAGCCAACCAGCATCATTAGCAGAGTATGTTACATTGATTACATTATGATTGCTTGAACTACCATCTCATATATTAACTCATTTATTAGCGTCAGCATAAGCTGGGACTGGTTTAGGGAAGATACTTTTAGCATCTTGTCTAATCTCCATATCATTAGAGAAATAGAAGGAATTTTTGATACCAGTAAAGAGGTCATCAGATAGACCTCCGTTTGCTCATCTAAATATAGGTCATATTTTTGTTGTATCTGCCATTGATTAGTAGTTAAGAAAGTTTAAATCTGGAAAGTATGCTGTATCGGCTAATTGTCATCTATCTACTATGTTCTGTATAGCCTTAATCTTCTCATTATCGTAGAAAGCTCTACAATTATTTCTAGCAGTTTCAAAGTTTACTCACATATTACCATACATTCGATATTTAAGTCATTCTACAATTATATAATGCCATCTTTTGTCAATAAATATATTTTCTTCTTTATCTGTGATTTCTACATCATAATCGCTAATAGCTCAAGCTAATGTAGTTCATTGGAAATCTTCATAAGCATTTCAAGTAGTAGGCTGTAAATTATTTGTATAGATAATCTGTCAGTTATTTCTCTCCCAAGCATAAGGGTATGGTGTTCATTCAGCATCATTATCTGGACTTCTTGTATAGTTGTTGCTATTTACTGTAATAGTCCAAATGTTTGGTTGGATGATTGGGTTATAATCAAATCATCGTATTTCCATAATCGTGCTTTCCTTTGGTGCTGGAATTAAATTAAGCTCTGTTCTTGTTATAAAACAAGCAAGTGGTTCTTTTAATTCTGTTAGCCTGTTTAAATCTACTTTGTCAACGAAATGAACTGGCAAATCTCTCCATTTTCAGTCTGGTTTTTTAATTCGCACAGCTTGTATTTTGTGCATAGGGAACTTTTCAGACATAATTCAAGGAGTTTCTGTGAAAGTATATTGAACTTGTCATCATACTACTGGTATTTGTAGCACATCGTATCAATATCAACTATCAGAGTTCCTTATGTCTGCTCAAAAGTCTTCTATAATGAAATTAAGAAACTTGTATGCTTCTTCTGTGGTTACTATGTCCTCAGTACATCAAGTTTGTCTTCTTGCTAATTTGATTATTTCAGATGGTTTCATTAAGATTTGTTTAGATATAAAGCCATAATCTTATATTTGCCGACTGCCACAAGGACAGCCGACTATATAAGAGAATGAGGGACTAAGCAACATCAACTTTAATACATCTTTTAGCACCTTCAGTGAATGTTTTAATTCCGTACAAAGTCCAACAAAGATAGTTGTAACCAGTCTTTTTTGGTTCTTTGTTCTTTTGAACTGCAACATCCTTTTGGATAACCATATCAGAACATCCGTATTGTCCAGCCCAGCAGTGAGCTACTTCTCCTCCTAGAGTTACTCCAGATTGAGCATAAGCAACTGAACCAGCAGTAACGATTTCTACGTCTGAACCGTTAGCAACTGCTTTAGCATTTACTGAAAGTAATTTAGCTCTGTCAGCAGCAGCAAATTCAACGTAATCTCCATCAGTTCCCATTACTCCGTTAATCATTCCGATTAAAGCAGCAGCAGTTGGTTTACATTCTCCAGCAGCAGCAGGTGCAGCAGCGAAAGTAATTTTAGCACCATTGATAGTTAATGTATCAGCAGCAGCTAAAGAAGAAACTGTAACTACATTAGAGTGAGCTACATTGTTAGAAACAAAGATATTGAAGTTACCCCAAGTTCCTAAGTATCCCATTCCTTTAAGAGTTCCTCTTAAAGCAGCATCAGCTTGGTTGAAACCGTTAACTAAGTTAGTTTGCTGGATGTTAGCTTTAACATCTGGAGTGATAACGAAGAACCAAGGTTTAGTATCCTCGATGTCGTTAGCATTCATTTTAGCTTCTGTAAGAGTGAATAGTTTGAATACATTAGCAACAGATACAGTTACTGGGCTTCCAGCAGTTCCACCCATATCTCCATCATCCATAGTGTATTCAGCGTTCAATACTTCTTGTAAGAAAGCACCATCGATGTCTTTTTTCAAAGCATAAGTCATACGGTCGATGTATTTGTTAGCAGCGTCGTATTTGTTCTGTTTAACATCGATTTCATCGATATATACAGTAGCTTCTTTTGACTTATTAACTACTAAATATTCGTCAGTAGCTGATACATCTTGTACAGTTACATCAACTCCTTTAGTGTAGTTGTTAACTACAACATCAGAGTAATATGGTCTATGTACCATATCTCCATCTCTAAGAGTAGCTTGTTCTTCCATTGAAGCTATCTCTCTTGCAATCAACTTTTTCTTCAAAAGTCTTTGAGTTCTTGCACTCCAGTATTCTGGACTAAAAGCATCTAAATTGTTTGCCATTGTTTGTTAAATAAAGGGTTAAAACAGTTGGACTACTTTATATATCCTGCCGCAGCTCTTTCCGTTTTTGCCATTCAGTCACTCCAAGCTAAGAAGTCATCATCACTCATTTCATTAAAGTCTGAAACGGCTTTTGGCTCTTTAACTTTAGTTTCTGTTTTCGGCACTCAAGTAAGAGTTGCTCAAGATTGCGACTTATTCCTATATTGTTCGTCCATAAGCAATGTAGGGTCGTTTTGTGCTGCATATAATTGAAATGCCTCACTATACGATAAGTCCTTTTCAGTTCTTATCTTTTCAATACCTTCTTCGTGTCATTTGGCACTAGGGTATTTTTCATAGAAGTCAGCTTTTTCTTTTTGAGCTTCCTTCTCTAGTTCTTGTGCAGCTATACCTTCTTCTAGCTCTTTAAGTCTAGCTTCAAGTTCAGCTGTACTTTTAGCTTGAGCTTTTAGTTTTTCAACTTCTGCTCTTGCTTCGTTCCTTTGTTTTAGGAGTTTCATAACGGAAGACTGTTTTTCAGTTGTAGTATCAGCTTTAGGTTCTTCCCTAGGCTGTTCTACTTCTTCCTTAACATCCTCAGTAGGTTGTTCTACTGTTTCTGCCTTTTCGGCTTCTGGAGTTTCTTCGGCTTCTTGCTCGTCAGCTTTAGCTTCCAACTCCTCAATAGTTCCATCCAATTCAGCTTGGATGAGTTCATCTTGTGTTGGCATAATCGTAACAATTAAAGTATAAAATGTGCCTTATACTAGGGCGAAGGAGTTACAATTATATTTGGTAGCACAACTAGGCTGGCTGCACTACTAATATAATACCCTCGACTTGTATATCTCTTAAAGACCATCGACCTCTAATGAACTTAGAGCGTCAAGTTGTTCTTGAATTTCTGCGTCCTTAACTTCTTCAATTTGTCCTTCTTTAACTTTTAATTCTTCAGCAAGTTTAGTAGGCAGATTTTCAAAACATTCTATCCATCGGTTTTCAGCTCTGTATAAGTCTTCAGTTGTGTAAGCATCTTCATAAACTATATTATCTAACTTATACTCGTGTGTTTTTCAAAGAAGTCTATTAATTCTCCAGTTCATTGACTTTTCTAAGTCTGCTACTAGAGCTTCTCTAGTTTCTTTGTCTTTTACCTTTAGACCTCAGATTAATTCACTAATGAATTTAATCTCGTGTCTAATCATATCAGCTTCAGAGTAATAATTTGTGTCATAACCTTTTTCTTCATCTGATATTCATTCTAAGAGTTTCTTGTTTTTTTCTTCCTGTGCTTCTCTTAGTTTAGCCACAGCTTTTTCTCGCTCTTTGCTTTCTTTCAAGCTTTCAAGCTTAATAATCAATTCCCTCATTCTATATATAATTATTAGATAAAAACTAATCTCATAAGAAGTATGCAACTATCAATGCTTTTAACTCGTCAATAGATGATAAGTTCCAATATCTTCTCTTAACTTCTTTCTTTAATGCCATTGTTATATATATAGGATATAAAACTACTTTCTCATAATAGAGTTAATCTTTGCTGCTAATTCAGCACTTCAAGATAACTTTTCAACTAATTCTACGATTTCTTCTACTTTTGGTTCTTTTTCTATTTTCTTCTCCACTTTCTTCTCTACTTTCTTCTTTTTTAAGAGTTTAACCATCTTAATAATATTAAGAACTAAATAATTGATGCAGCAGTAGCACTTCACTGTCAAGGTATCAAATCTTGCCTTGATACGATGTTTTTATCAGCATTTTGCATAGCTTGGCTCATTGCAATATTACTAGAACTATTAGCCATCTCTGTAAATGCTGGGTTTACTTGCTGTTGTAAAGGCAGTCTTACCATAGCATTTCTAAGAGCTTGTAACACTACATCTTTAGCTTTAGTATTCTCAGCTTTCTGGAAATATACCCAGAAAGTTCTAAGATATTCTTTAGGATATTGGAACATTGACTTTGGAACTTGGTTAAGATTTATCATTTCAACAAAGTTGATAGCCACTGTTTCATCATTTTCCATAGGAACAAGTACATTTATCTCATTTGGTGTCTTTCAGTTACATCTGAAACACATTCTTTGAGCTATTCTCTTTGATACATCTGGTGTTGTAGGGTTGTTTAGCACCATTCATAAGTATTTATCTCGGAATATCTGCTCTTTTTCGTTCTTTGACTGCAAATCTGCCTTAGTTCATAGTATAATATGAGGCATTTGTTTAGTAAAGAAGTCATCCTTTTTGATAGGGAAAGATTTTATCTCAAAGTTACTAACGATAACAACTGATTTCTCATCAACTTCTGAGAAATTCTCTTGATAACCTTTCCATCGTTCAAACCAAAACCTTTTATCTCCCCAAGCATTGATTTTATTGTTAAGAAGTCCAATAATATTAGAGTTAGCTTGAGCGATTTGGCTTTCTGTGGCAGTAGTTCTACCTCCAGATACGATACCTTGCTGTAAACTATCAATATTAGTATCGTGCATAGCCTCATTTTCAAGAGCAGTAATCATATTTATGCTATCTGCTTTGATTTGGCTTCTAGGCAACTCCATACCAACATTCTGTAAGTTCTCCATAGTATCAACAAAGATATTTCTACCATTTGTTGTAGGTTTAAGGATATCGTCTTTATTCTTAATAAGCCTTGAGTTCCAGATGAAATCTCCACCTAGAGCTTCTTTTTTAGCTTTTATGATATTTAAGTTGAATAATATTGTCTTTGCGATTTGTTTATCATCCAATTTATCACAAATACTCTCTCCAAATGGGTCATTTCTTCTAGGTTTCCAGTAGTTTAGAACGATAGGGAACTCTATCATATTAGGGTTTTTCTTTTCTTCCTCTAATACTGGCTTTAATTCCTTTATTCTAAGTACAGTTCTTCTAGCATTTGTAAGAGTAACTACATATTTTTTACCATCAAAGTTAGTAAAGTGATGATAAACATCTAAAGAGAAGTTAGTTTTTAGGTCATCACAGCAAGTTGGCATTACATAGTTATATGCAGAAGCATAAGCTACCCAGTTTTGCTGTGTTTCTGGACTAAAGTAAGCTCAAACTACCTTATCTAACTGTTCTTTATCATAGCTTCAGTCAGCGATTAAGTCAACAATAGATGTAGTAAACTCAAATCAGTGAAATCTATATCAACTACCATCAAAACTACCCATTTGTGTAGGGATAGGGTCTGGTATCCAGCTTAAAGGGTTGATAACCATAAACTTAGGCATCTTTTTAACATCGTCCCAACCATATCTATATCTAATACCTACTCAGAAGAAGTATCTATCTTGCTCTTTTTGGTAGTATAATTGCTGATAATCTTGGTCGTTATTGTCAAATTCAGCCATATAATTAAGGTTATCTGCTTTATCTGCTGATACCCAACCATCTGCTGATGCGAAATTAACTGTAAGTCAGTCAGTATAAGAAGAAGCGATAAGCACATCTTCTGCGTTCGCTATCATATTGACATTGATTTTATTTGGGTCTTTTGCTTGTTTATTCCATCTGATAACTCTATCTCTATATTGATTTCTCTTGTTTACAACATAATCAAATCATTCTTGATACTCTCTATCAATTTGAGCTAAGAGTTTATCTATGTTTTCTTGGTCTAACACGTCTGTTATTTTCATACCATATATGGAAATATAAACTTTATTACCCACTTGATTATCTATAATATTATGTAATTCAAGTAAGTTCTTGTTTTATATCTTGACATATTTTGAAATAAATCTTAAAATTCCTCTTGATTTTTAATTTTTTTTCATTATATAATAGAGCGAGCAATGAATAAACCCATTGTCTATCTTAGTTATGGATAGGTCTAAGATAGAATAGGCCACTGAGAAGCGATATACTTGAAAAGTAAATCAATTCTAGTAGCAGCAACTCGAGAGCTGTGCCTATCTGAAAACCGACTATATACATCACAAACTAAAATTTGTGAAAAGTTTTGAAATGCTTATTAAAAAATTTTCAAAGCTGTATATAGGATAGGTTTTGAGGATAGGACTAGAAGCTCAACCTTGAAAGTAATTAGTAAGATGCTAATACTTGATATACAGATTAATAATGGTATGTATATAGTCACATACGAAACAAGCACACAGTTGCTTGCTCTCAATAAAACCTTCTAAAAAACCACAGAGAAATCTGTGGCTTTTTTATTTTATTTAATTCTAGTATAACAAATCATCATAATCTATCTCATAAGTACCAGTGATTATCTCGCTGTTGGCTTCTGTTTCTTGAACTAGGAATATCATTCTAAACATAATAGCATCTGCAAAGTCTGGAGAGCGGTTTATTCTTCTTTTGAGGTCTTTTTTATCCTCTATTTTAACCTTTCCATCTGTATCTATACCAGATATAAAGATATTTTCTAATTCTTCAGAGAGTTTATCTCTAATAACTCAATCTGCATATACCCTTATAAGCCTCTTTTCCATCATTTCCTTAAGTTTAAAGTAGCATTGAGCTTTTAGATTTGCATAGTTTCTAAGGATAAGTCCCTTTTTCTCTGGCTCAAATCTATAAGGTCTGGAATTATTAACAAAGTTAGTACATCATCTTAACAAATCTGCTAATCAACCTCAAACTCAGTCGCTATCTACTACTATATTATGTCTAGCAACTCAATAAGAGTATTCTAAGTCTTTTATTCTATTTGCTATATCATCAATAGTATTCTTATCATAATGTAAGATTTTGATACATTCTAAGCCTCTCCAAATACAAATAACAGTTTTATCGTCCCCAAGCCTAGCAACATCCACTGAGATATAAGTTGTATCTTTCTTTTCTACATTAGTTTCAAACAAGTCTTCTATCTCATCGTGCCTAAATAGCTTTCCAGCATCTCAAGACCAGTCAAAGTTTCAGTATAAAAGCCTCTGTTTAGTAATCTCATCTGTTGAGTTCCTAAGCTGTGTGATATACTCTGGGTCTATATAATCATTATCTGTTGCTAATGAAGGAATAAATATCGTATCTTCTGGCAATGTTCAAGACTTTCGTGGCGTATAGAAAGTCCTTTTCACGTGTCACTGGTCCGGATTGAACGTCTGTAACAATTTTGGAATAAGTCAATACTCCCTATTCTTTTGTCTGGCTATACGAGTTTTTAAGATAGTAATAGCTTGTTCATCAATTTCGTTAGCTTCATCTATAAATCATCAAGTCAATTCCAAACTTCAAAACCTTGTAAATAATGGGTCTGCTGGTTGAGTAGCACAGTCCAGAAGCAATATCTCGCTTCAATTCTCAAATCTAATTATATTGTATTTCTTGTCCAGCTTTCACATAAACTGTTTAGGTATCTCATAGATTTGTCACATCTTATAATATGTATTAACTGTGGTTTTCATTAGGTTACTTAGCTCTCTACGACCTATAAACCATCTTGTTCACGGATATTTCATAGCCATATACCATAACCACATAGTTCAAACGAAACTCTTTCATCAACCTGCTCAACCCCCAAATCAGATATTTCTATGAATATTATCTGTAAGAGCCTCCCAAGCCTCTAACTGCTTCTCTGTAAGCTCAAATTGTGGTGTAAAAAGTTTAGCCATAGTTCTTTGTTAGTTATAAATTGGTTATAAATTTTTCCCCCATTTACTAGGAGTAATTAATGCTTTATCTATATCCCATCAATTCTGCCTTACTCTTGTATAATATACAGTGCGAGATACAACTGGTTTAGCTAAATCGTAAATTTGAGATAATCAAAGTTCCTTTCAATGCCAATAATATTTAACAGACCTACTTTGGTTGTTGTTCTGCTCTTTCCAAGTAGCCCATCTGCAATTCTCTTTATTGTAATTTTTGCTATTGTCTAACCTATCAATACTCGTTTGTTTCTCTCAGAATTTTTTACAATGCTCTACATAACTATCGTACATATCTCTCTTAAAGTCTTCGTAACTTTCCCAATCGCATTTTATACCTTTTCAACCATATATTTCGTAATAATTGTGTTTGGGGTTATTACATCTCTTAACTATACATCTATATATATTGAAAAATCTTGTACCGCTCTCTCAGTTTCTACTTAAAGTAATACATCAGCAACTTTTAGTCTTTCAAGACCTTAAATTATTTCTCCTTACCCATACAGTATTTCAACATTCACACTGCATTTTATCGTACCATAGAGATACTTTTCAAACAGGTCTATGCTCACTTTCTCATAGAGCAGTCAGCTTTCCAAATTTTTCTCATTTTTTAATCGCTTGTAGTTTTGGCATCGTTTATATCTTCAGCATTTAAAACTTCTCCCTCAATTATCTCTGGTTGCTTATGTTTAATAGTAATAGTAACTTCTCAAATACCAGTAAAGTCTGTACTTTCTTCTTTCTGCTTTCATACTCATAATCTATTAAGTCTATCCTTTATTCAGTCCATCCTAACAGCTGCTGGTATATCTTCATTCTGTATCATTTCCATCTGAAGCTCTAAACATAACTCAGCATCGTCTGCTAATTTCTGTATAAGATATTCCTTAACCTTCTCTACCTTCTTCATCTGCATTCAGTTAGGTCTATCACTATCTATCCATTCTTCCCTATTCCCTAAAGTACCTTTAGCTGCTCTATAAGCAGCAGTAGCATTATGTGACTGTAAATACTCATCTACAAAAGCCTTCTGCTTCTCTGTTAGACCTTTCTTTACAGCTAATCTGTCTGGTCACTTATATTTTCAACTTCAAGGCTTTCAGTCCCTAATAATCTCTCTAGTCCCAACCAAATTCTTCGTTTTTTCGTTAGGTCATCTCTTAGGTGCGTTCTCTCTTTTTACTTCCATCTACTTTTTTTAGAATGTAAAGTCTTTTCTGAAATTTCTGTTCCCCCTTCTAGCCTCCCTTGTTCTATCCTTTTCTTCAAATCTTCTACTCCCCAAGCCATAAAAGGCTTTTTCCCAAAGACTAAGAAATATTCATTCCTTAACTTATCTATCTCCCCATTCTCTACATCTTCCCCAAATCTATTAAATAACTCCTTCTCTAGCTTACTCAAAAACTCTAATACATCCCAAGTGGGTAAACTCTCAAACCTATGCGAATACACTCTGTATTCATTTATAAGTTTAAGTAATGCTTCAGCTCTCTCTGAAGCCTCTCTCCTCTCCACTCCAGCGTGGTTGTTTTTGTTGTTTACATCTAAAAACTCAGCCATTTATTTTATTTGAAAAAATAAAAAGCCAGAAAATTCTGGCGATTAAACATCATACTTACAAGCCTTTACCATAAACATACAAGCCTCCTCTAATTTGCTTATAGCAATAGAGCATAATCTTTTTTGGTCTGGGCTTTCGCTCTCTGCTCTCATTCCGTCCATCTGGTTAATCATCTCTGCGACGTTGAATTTAATCACATCTACGAAATCTCCATCTGGTTTTAAAGGAACTTTTTTAGGGTCTTCTACATTGTAAACAATTCTGAAACCCAAAGTTAATTCGTTCTCCATCTTTATATATAATTAAGAAATAAATTACTCGTTTGCATAGCCTATATCTAACCCCTTTGCTCTTAAATTATCTAAAACACTCTCTAATGCAACTACCTTGTCATTAGCTTCCTCTGCTTCATTCTTATAATATTCTACATTAGCTTGTGCTTCCTCTAATTCTTCTGAATTATCTGAAACATTTTCTAACGCCTCAGAAATTGTTTCTACTTCCCCTACAAGTATCCCTAAAAAATATTTCTCTACCTCCTTATATATAGCATAGCTATCTACTCAGTTAATATTCAACTTAACTACTTCTCCTCTCTCCATAGCTCTATCTAAATACCTCGTATCATCCGATGCTTTCCCCAACGATACTAATATATCTGATTTTTTCTTATACGTTCTAAGCATAGTTCTTAACTGTGAAACTGATATAAATGTCAGTTGTTTTATATCTATTTTGTACCGCATTGCAAGCGAAAAAGAAAGAAAGTTTATTTTACTGATATTTTTGTCAGTAAATTGTTTTTTCCAGCAGAGCCCCCGTCAGTATACTATTGAAATTATTCACCTGTGCGTTGGGTTGCTACCCCTCCTCCGTCCGTGAAAATTTTTTCTGAAATAGCAGTCAAACACTGATAAATAAATCACTGTCAAAAATTTTATTGATGGGTGGGGCTTTTGGCTTTTCTTCTTTAGAAAATAAAAAGCAAAAAAGAAAATATCTTATTTATTGCTTGTTTTTGTATATATCATTTATGAATAGTTTTTTAATTAATAGTTTATTATGTTTATAATGTTTTATTATTCACTATATTATAATATTATATTAATTATATGTATTTATTTATTATTCAATTATTCAATCAATTTGTTTTATATTCTTTTTTAGATTTTTTAATTGTTTTAGATTTTATTTGTTTTTTAGATTTTTTTAGATTTTCTTTTATTTTGATTTTTTATTCTTTTTGATTTTCTTTTTATTATGTTTTATATGTTTTTGATTTTTTAGAATTTTTTAGAATTTTTTAGAATTTTTTGATTTTATATTTTATATATTTTTTTATTTTGTCAAATTTTTTTTGATTTTTTAATATATCTTTTTAATAGTTTTATCAATTCTGAACTATGTTTTTATATGATAACTAAAAGTTATATGATTTTTTATATTTTGTATTGATTTTTTAGACATTTTATATTATAATACAAGCGTGATAATAAATAAATCACTTTTTATTCTTTACTTATTGCACAAATGAAAACAACAACATTTAAAGTTAAAAACTTTTATCATTTAAATCAATTTGTACTTGATAAAGATTGAATAAGTATTTTTCAATCATATAATAGTACAATTTGTATTATTGATTATTTCAATAAGGTTATAACTTTTTGAAATGATTATAACTATTCAAAAACTACAAGTAAACATTTAAAACTATTTTTAAATGAATATTTATCAAACGTTTTTGAAAAAACAAAAGATATTGAAAAAATTATAAAAGATTGATTTTTTAATACGCCTTATAGTGAATATAAAGTTGTTTTAAATTATGATTTATAAAAGCAAGTTTTTATGCTTGCTTTTTTGATTTTTATTTATTAATTATTTATTAAAATGATAAATGAAAATAATATTGATAATACTATATTTTTTAAGATTTTTTGATATAATTGATTGAATAGATATAGTTATATAAATTGAAAAATTAATATTTTTGAAAAAATTAATATAAAATGAAAAAAAACATATAAATTAATTATTGATAATAATATTATTTTTGATTGATTTTGAAAAAATAAAGCCTTAAAAGTATTAAATACTTGATTGAAATATTGTATAAAAGAAAATTTTGATTGAAATATTGATTGATTGATAAAATCAATGATATTTTAAAACAAAAATTAAAAACAAAAACAAAATTTTATATTTTAATTAAAACAAAATGTATAATACAAAAATATTTAATAATATAAAAGATTTATATAAATTTTTGATTGATAATAATATTATTGACTATTCTTTTATTAAATACAATTTTGAATTAAAATTAAAAACAAAAACAATTAAAAAAGAAAATTATTTTTTATCTTATAAATAATTATTAAAATGAAAAAAACTATAATTTTTAACGATTTATTTAATATAACTTGAAAATTGATTTTTAATTATTCAGATAATACTTGATTTATTGAAATCTTGGATAATTGAAAATGGACTGAAAAATCATTGAATTTTGAAAAATTTGATAATTTTAAACAAGCTGAAAATGAATTAAAACATAGAATTAAAAGGAATAAAAATTATAAATTATGATTTTCGATTATGAATTATTTTTATAAAAAATGATATGATTTAAAAAATGCACGAGATAAAGTCTATAAAATCAATAATAATTTCAATAATATTGATGAAATGATGATTGATAGAATAAACTATATAAAAAATAATAATATAAAAATAGTGAATAACTTATAATTTTATATTTTAATTATTTTAAAAATGGACTACATAAAACAAGCCTTTTGAAAAAAACAGAATATTCAGTATTGAATATTATTTAATAAAATTAAATATGATTTATGGATAAATTCAGATTTATCTGAACTAGAAATTGTTATAAAATCAAAAGAAATGATAAAAAATTATATAAATCAATGAATTATTTGATTATATTATAATTTGAATAAATGAAAAAATAATTGATTACGATTGACTAAAAGTAAAGAAAAATATATTGATTTATGAAATTGACAGTATTTTGAAATTAAAAGAAATATGTAATTTTTATATTTTAATTATTAGTAAAAATGAAAAATCGAATAGATATAATAAAAAATAATATACAATTATTTAATTGTATTAAACTAAAATTTCAAGATTGATATAAAATAGAATTATGATTTAAACTTGATGATAAAGATTTTCAAGAATTATATTTTTATCAATCAATAGATTTAAAAACTTGAAAAATAATTTATACAAGTAAAGATTTTAAAATACAAGATTTATATTTATTAAATAAAGATATTGAAATATTGATTTATGATAGTTTAAATCATTTAAAAGATATTTTAGAAAATCATTTAAATATTAATAATTAGTTTTATTAGTTTATTATTGATTGAAAATGAAAATAAAACAAGTTTATAATCAAAAATGAATAATTATACATTTATTATTGTAAAATGTTTTTATTTTATTTTTCATAACGGTTGTACCTAGTAAAACTTATATTTATTTTATTAAATAATTATTAAAATGTTTAGAATTTATAATTGATTATATTTAGAAAATTTTAAAATCAAAAAAACTAAAAAATGATATAAAATAACAGTTTTAAATTGATTTAATGATTTTGTATATTGTAAAAATCAAAAAGATTTATTAAAACTTTATAAAATAAGCAATGAATATTGCATAAATAGAGATAAACAAAATATTATTGAATATATGAATAATAATTAATTTTACTTTATAAAATAATATTAAAATGAAAAAAACAAATGATTGAAAATATTGTATTATTGATTGATTGAAAATGATAAATCAATTAGTTTTAGAAAAAAATCTTTTAGAAAATGTAAAAACAAAATGAAAATGATATACAAAAAAAGATTATATTAAATATTTTAATAGACTTGAAAAATTATTAAATGAAATTGACAATACTTGTATTATGATTTATTGAAATTAAAATTAAAAATAACTTATTAAAATTTTACTTTTTAAAAAATATTAAAATGCAAGAATTAGAAAAACTTATTTATTGATTACAAAAAACTTATCAAAAAAGATATAAAACAAAAATATATGATGATTTACATATACAAAAATTATATCTTAGAAAATTAATAAAAGAATTGCAAAATAAATATAATAAAAATGAATTAGAAAATATGAAATTTAAATTGCAAGTATTTAATACTTGACACTGTTATTACTTAACAGAATGATTTTTTAATTGCTTAACAGATTATTAAAATGAAAAAATATATGCTTATTGATGATTTATCTTGTAGATACCTTGCGGATACAAAAAAAGATATGATAGAATATATCAAAATGTGTAAAAAAGATAAACATAATTTCTTATATGATGATAAAATAAAAGATTTAGAAATACGATTTATAAAATATAATTGAAAAAGAATAGAAGTAGATGATTATTTTTGAGATATACTAGCAATAGATAAGAAAAATAGAGATGATTGATATATTGAATATGATGATTATGTAAAATATTGAATAAAAGATTGACTATGTAAAAAAGATTTTTTATATCATAACTTATAGAAAAAATGAATAAAGAAAAAACTACTGTATCACAATTATATTGTGAAAAATTAGAAAATGAATTAAAAGAAAAAAAAGAACAACTAGACGCAATTTTTAATTGAATTGCTGAACTTTACGATATGATAGAAGAATGAGAAATAGATTATTGAACAATAGATTGAACAAGTTTTATCCTTGAAGAATTGGCAAGGATACAAAATTATTGTAAATAAATTTTTATATTATAACTTATAATCAAAATGGATAGAATAGAAAAAATGACAAAAAGTCAATTAATTAAAAGATATTGATTAGATAATGTAGAATTTCAACAACGTATTATAGATGAGATACTAGATTATTTCTATAAATTAGAATTATATGGTACTAATTGCTTGTTTGAAAAATGGAGTAATTGACTACATTTAAAAGTAAATGATAAATATATTTGAGTATGATTTGATACTAGAAATTGAACTAGATTTTGTGATTTGATAAGATGAATTATGTTATGAAAAACTTTATAACTTTTATATTATAACTTATTATTAAAATGATAGAACTTAACAAATTTATTAAAGATAAGCTACATCTGAGAATATGAAATGTAGGGGATAAACAATGATACAAATGGACTTTATATAGAATATTTACTAATTACAAAATAGAAAAATTTTGAAATCACTTTTTCGTATGAGATTTAAAAAAATCAAAACCTTATGACACTATTTTCTGAATAGAACCAAAAGATTATTGATTTAAAATTACAACTAAAAATAACTTCTTTTATACTTTAACTAAATAATCAAAATGAAACTAAAAGAACTTATAAAACAACTAAAAGAATACGACCAAAATACAGAAATCAAAATCTGATACGTTGACAAATCAGATGATACTTATGTAGAAAGGGAAATGATAAAACAAGATATTATAATCTCAAAATATGATTGAAAAACTACAATAATATTTTATCCTATAACTGTGGACTAAGCAAAATGGCAATAATATTATATTTTATACTTTTAGCTTTTATATCATTATTCAATGATTAAACAAGAGCTTGACGCTTTAAAATACGAGCTTTATAAAAAAAGTTGAAAATCTGATTATATAACTTATAAACAATTTGTAGAACAACAAAATGTAGCTTATACCTTTTGAGAACTACAAAAAAGAAAGCAAAAAAGAAAATCAAAAAAAGACTTGAAAAATGCTACAAAATGATTATATAATAGTAGCAATTCGTAAAGATGTAAAAGTAAAAAAGTCCTTGCTTGTATGTGTGTTTTAGGTAGGAGTTTAACACACTTACATAAAACACACAAACTCCTACAACAAGTAGGGGCTTTTTATTTTAATTCTTAATCAAAATAGAATGATAGAAAACACAATACAAAAACAAATTGACTTGATAAATAACTGAATAAAATGATTTACTTTGACTTTACATAAAGATAAATGAAAATGAAAACTGATGATTATAGACCACTTTACAAAATTATATACACCAATTATAATAGACAAAATGAGCGTAATTCAGAAATGATTATGAAATGTAATACTACATTCTCAAAAAGAAGGATACAGTATAGATAATTTGCTTTTATATCTTAAACAATAGAACAAAATGGATATAGATATACAGATATTAAAAAGAATAAAGATAAATAATATACAAAAAAGATGAATTTATTATTTATTTAGTAAATGAGAATTAGTTTATATATGACAATCTGAAAATATATATACAAGAATATTTAATCATCTAAACGACAAAGAATTTGATGAGTTTTCCTACGTAGAAATAGATAAAAATATTTGATTAGATGATATAGAAATGTCAGAGATTATAAAATATAAACCAAAATATAATAAATTTATATATGAAGAAAATTCAAAAAATAAATTAAAATGTATGTTTAATTTATTTAGAAGAATGGGATACTCACTACCGAATATAAACAAAAATATTTATAATATGAATAAAGAAGAACTTATAGATTATTTTAGATGAAAAATAAAGATGAGCGATGATGATATAAGATATATAGTAAATCTAAAAACAACAGAAATAAATATGCTTAGAAATAAGGTATGACCTATTATGTAGTTTTATTTACTAAACAAATAGAAGAATGGCAACAAAATGATTAATGAGTGAGTGATATTGAATAATGGCAAATGTAGTATTATTTGATAAAAACCTTACTGACAAGCAAAAACTATTGTATTGCTTAATTAGTAGCTTATGTGCTGAAAAATGATACTGTCGAGCATCTAATAAATACTTATGAGAAAAATTAGATGTAAAAGAATGGACTATCTCTAATTGAATAAAAGCATTGATAGAATATTGATATATTGAAAGTGATATAAACAAATCAAAATGAAATGAAAGGCATATTACTATATGCAATGTGATAAATCACAATGCCTATTGTGAAAAATCACAAGAGGGGTATTGTGAAAAATCACAAGATAATATTACAACTACTAATACTACAAATGAAAATTCTTTATTTCATAAAGAACAGCAAAGCTGAAATGTTAGTGAAAACAATTCTCTATCTTTAAACAATTCAAGCATAGAAGAAAAAGAAAAAAGTTCCGCAAAAAAAGAAAAAGAAATCACAGCTGAAATTAACGACTTAATAAATCAGATTAAAAATGTATGTGATGAATTATGAGTAGCTTATAATAAAGATATGGAAAGGCAGTTTTCAAAACATATCTTAACCGCAAAAGAATATTGAGAATTTTGTGAGAAAATATGACAAACAAGGGTTGAATTTGCTTTAAATGTATTGAGAGTGAGTGTGGCTATAAAATATTTCAGATGAGCATTGTCTTGACCTAAATCAATATATAAGAACTATGCAGAATTATATAATCAAGCAAAATCAAAAATACAAAAAACATTTACACCAACAATAAATGTTTTATAACTTAACTTAATTAAAATGTGAGAAATCAAAGAATATCAAGAGATGTGTATAATCACTCGCAAAAATGGAGATGATATACAAACAACAGCAACTTTAGAGCAGTTAGAACAGCTTATAAATAATTGACCTCAGATGATAAGATTTGGAGATGAGCTTATAAACAGATATGAAATCACTTGAGTAAAAAAAGTAGTTATGAGTGATATAGATACATATATAGCTTGAATAACTGATACAACAATGAAAAAGAGATTAAAAGAAATAGTCAAGGAAAGAAAATGAAAATGACTTGACTTGAGTTGAACAAAACATTTAATGGATATATATAATAAACGTTTTAATTCTTAACTTAAAATCAAAATGGAAAAACTTATAGAGTTATTGAATGAGTATAACCGTAATGTATTAAAGTATTCAGACGTATGGGAACTAAAAGATAGCATAGATAATCCTTGAACAAAATATATATCTTTAAGTTCTGTATGAGCCTGGAAAATATATTTATGGATAATAAGTATAGAATACTGATTTATTAAATGGTTAGTAGATAATGATAAGATAGACCGAGAGCAATTTTATGATAAAGCTAGAAAGATTATTACAGATTTTGATTTAAGATGAGAGTATGAATGAGCTTGTAATGAGATTATAATGCTACTATCAATATCAGATACACCTATTGAAGATTTAATTAGTTATTTGAAATAGAATGAAGAAAGAGGATATAATGCTGGTTATATTTATGATTATTATGATTATATTCACTTGTTATTTATACAATTTGAGGTTTAGCTAATCAGACTTTATATTATTACTTTATACTAATGGAAAACAAATTAGAACAGCTATTGAATACTCTCATCCAAAGAGGGTGGAAACCATTTTGAGTAGATAGGGATAATAGAAAATGTATTATTACATATCATAAACCACTATTAGATAAACCATATTTCTTAATATCTTATTTTAGAGATGACATATGAAGAACTTGATGAGAACAATTTAATATACGTGAATTAGCAAGTATGGAAAGCTGACTATGGCAATTCGTGTGTGAGAATAAATTAGTAAAACCACAAGTATATGCTTGGTATTTTTATAGAGAATGAATGTGAAAAGAAGTTTGTAAAGAAGACTATGAGTTCCGACTAATAGAAAGTGCCTTATGTGATGAAGATAAGTTAGAGGAGTTTTTACTTAGTAATATTAAGGTAGATGAATAGACAAATACAAGATGATGCTTTATATAATGATGAAGAAGAAAAAAAATCTGAAAGAGAAATAGAGTTAGAGCAAACCATTGAAGATTTGAGAACGAGTATAAAATGGAATGCTATAAGAGATATTATACGATGAGTGCTAATATT